GCCACAGGCGCGGAGGAAACGGGTTTTGAGCTTTTAAGGGGAAATAACCTGGGGGACAGGGGATAGCCCCATATTCATTAATCTTTGTCATCAATTTTGTATAAATTCTTGCGTTGATTAATCTTGATCTTCTTTCTAAGGCAACTTTAATCTTTGCTTGAGTTGCTATTTCTTTTGCTAACTTAAACAAATCAACCTGCTGATCTTGCCCTTCAGCAGCTAAAACCTTTTTTGATAAACGCTCATTTAATTGTGCCTCAATCTCTGACGCTTCTTCTTTTGTTACTTTGATTCCTGCTTTAGTCGCAGCATTCATTATTTCTTCTACGCAACTCATAATCAGTTATTCCTTAATACACATCTTGCACCAGCTATTGTAGCTTCGTCATATAATTTAGCTTTTTCTTCATCAGCTTCTAGGTTTCTTATTCCAGCTTTAATGTCATTCAGATAAGCTATACTTTCTTCAGGCAGATCTGCAATAATTGTTTCATCTTCTATTTCACTAAGCAATAATTCATTTTCTGCTTCTATTTCTTCTAGCTGCATTTCATCTATTTCTTCTGTGCTTTTTTCTATTTCTAATACATCTTCTGCTTTATCTGAATCTGCACCTAACCTAGACTGTATGCTTCGTGAGTTAGCTTGATCTTCTAACTGCTGCTGTGTCAAAGCAACACCTTCTTGAGTTTCAACTAAGGTTTCTACTGTATTTGTTTCTGTTTCGCCTTCTTGTGTAACACGATTAGTTATTGGATCTTTCGGTCTATCAATCGTTTTGCCATCAACTCTATCTAATTCTATTTGTATAGCTTTCTTGTTTGTCTTCAGTCTTTCTATTTCTGCTTCATTTGCAAACTTTGGACCTAAAACATTAGATCTGTTTTCTTCAAATTTTATTTTTTCATCTATTTCTTTTTGCAAATCATTTAAAAAATCTTTGCGATCTTGTTTTGATTCTAACTCTTGCCTTACAGATGCCAAAGATATACCTTCATCACCTTTATCTATATTTACTACAAAATCTTCATCATAGGGAGATTTGCTTATAACATCGCTTTCATCAACAACTTTTTCCTTACCATCGGTATCCCTAATAGTTATAGTTCCATCTTGATCTACCTCTACTTTTTCAACAACTCTTGGCTCTCCATTAGCATTATAAACAACTATTGTATCGGTTTCGTTTATTTGCTCATTTATTGTAGTTGTTTCTGCATCATCTATTAGTTTATCAACTTGTATAGGTTCATCATTTTCTGCTTGCACAACAGAAGTCCGTAATGCTTCCTCTCTAGTAGGTGCTGGTATTTTATTAAGTCTATCATAGATTTTACCTACACCAACATGAAGACCACCCCCTAAAATACTACCAAATGTGAGGTTTAAAAAACTATCCATAATAGTGTAATCTTTATCTTGTTCAGCGTAAGCTGCACCTATAACTAAAGGCTCAAGCACTGCTGCACCAATCGCACCATCCATAGCTCCAGTAAGAAATCTTTTTCCACTGGTTCTTCCTGCTATAGTTGCTCCTGCTGTTTTTATTCTATTTGCTGCAACTGCACCCCTTGCCAAAGCGACTGATGGAATAAATGCTGAAGCCACGTTTAATGGATCCAAAAAACTAGCACCAATACCAACACCAAATTGTGCAGCAGCTAAACCAAAACCACCCTTCGATCTATTTAAATCTAAACGGAAACCTAATCTTTTATCATGCCTTTGAGCAAATAAATTTGCTAACCCTTCTTTAATACCATCTTCACCTACCTCAATACCTGGTCTAAAATACTCACTTTCTGCCCATTCATCTTTTGTAAGTGTTCTGCCTGTCCTTCCTTCGCCAATAAATTGTTCAGACAATCTACCTAAAGCATTTGCAGGATTGTAGTACATGGTTTCTTGAAATGTAGCACCTAATATGTCAAGCGTGCCTAATTCAGTAACATCAAAGTATTGTTCTGCTAAGTTTCTATCATAGGTTTGTTCAGGTATAAAAACATTAACCATTAAAATAAATGCCCTTGATTGTTAAAATACTCCAACATTCTTGGCTTTCTGTACTGCCTTTTTGTTGGTCCAGCACCTATTGTACGATAAACACTTTCATAACTAGCTAAATCATCAAATCGAACTGTTACAAAGTTTGCTTGATAATCTTCATCAGGTGCAGATGGGTCACCAGCTTCAGCCCTCTTTAAAACCATATTACCACTGCCATCTATAAGATAAACGCCTGTATTATCTGTTGTTGTTCTCCAAGAGCCATGTTTAACAAGATCTTCGTAGAATTTTTCATCTAATGCTGGTTTTTGTGATGGATCCATACCTCTAGCTAAAGGTGGAGGTGCAATTACTTTTTTTAAGTACTCCATGTTGTCTTTTAAAGATATTTCTAATAACTCTGTATATTCACTTGCAACTGGTGCGTATGCACTTGGATATCGAACCACTTTGTCATTTACTTTGTTAGTTAAGTCAAAATGTTTTCCTATAACAATATCATAGGCTTCTTGTGCAGATTTATCTGGATTCAAGCCTTCTTCCATCTTCAAAAAAGCTGTGTTGATAATTAATTCTTTCATACTTCCAACGTGACCATCACGAGCTACAGTATAACCACCATCTCTGTTACCCATAAACCCAGTTCCATAAAGGCTATTAGAATAATCGTTAATTAGTGTTGTAACTTTTTTAACAGCTTCTTCTCTTTTGTTTTTATTCAAGCCACCTGTTGCTTCGCTTTTGTTATAACCTTTTACCTTTTCAGGATCATTGGCTCTTATGACGGCTTCCATGTTTACTTCAGTAGGATATGCTAATAACAAATTTTCAGCAGTTGTAATTGTTCCTTTCCTAACTAAATTTCCAAGCATCCTGTTTTGTTCGCCACCAAATTGTGCTAAAAATTCATTACCAATCCTAACCTTGTCTTGATAATTTGTTGCACCTCTAAATTGTGTCTGGAAGTCAGTGAGTTGTTGATCTGTCGTAAGCCTTATATCAGAACCTGGAATACCCATGCCTAATTGAATATCAATCAGTTCTTGCGTTGTATAAGTTCTATTAGGGTCTTGTGATGTAATATATCTTATAGGATCCTTTAATCCCTCAGTCCTTTCAGTTACAAACTTATTAAACTGATTGTATGTTTCTCTCCCTTCTGCTGTTCCAATGTTTTGTTTTAATTTGTTTTGAGCAGCTAGTATATCTGCGTTACTTGAAAACTGCACAAGCGAAAATTCTGCCTTCGCTTTAACTAGGCTATTAAAACTTAAATCTAAGTTGTTTGCTTGCTCATAAAGATCTGCATTTACCAAACCATCTCTGGCTTTTTTGAAAGTTTTTAAATCATCATCTGTTATTCCTTCAGGAGTCAAGATTTTGGATTGTAATTCCTTAATAATTGCCTTAGAATTTGCGACAGTTTTCTTTGCCTTTGAATCAATTTCTCGTTGATAAAAACCTATCAATGCGTTTTTGTCATCAACATCATCAAACTGAGGAAATAAAGTTCCGTCTTTGATTGCTTCAATATTATCTTTTATTTGCTTCAAAGTTAAACCAGATACACTTTTTTGTATTGATTTTGCTACTTCATTTAAGTCTTTGCTTCTTTTTAAATTATAACTAGTTTTAAGGCTTGCGTATAATCTTTCCCTTTGATTTAAATCTAAAGCAGATATATCAATGGTCTGTTTCTGCCCTTTTGCACCTATTGTAATAGTTTTCCCTGTTCGTATTTCTTTTTCAAAGGCATCTAATTTTGATTTATTTATGGTTTCATCTTGAAAAAAATTTGTACTTACTGTTTCAAAAAGATCGTCTGTGAGTTCGTTTTCCTTTGCATCAGCTAAGTTTAAAAGGCTTGCTTTTAGTTTGGCATCTAATGATCCGTCTTCCTTAACTTTTTTTCTGTACTCGCCTATCGTACTTAAGTTTGAGGAATCAACTCCTGTAGTATAATCGTTTAGCTTTATTTGATCTTTTGCTGAATCAAATGTTTTATATTCTAAAAACGCTGTTTCGCCACTATCATATGCTTTTGCGTATTCAAGTTGTAATTCTCTTTCCATTTGCTTTCTTAAAGCATCTTCAGGATTTCTTTTTCGTATTTCTTCTAAATAACCCTTGATAACTGAATTGGTTAACATAGAGCCTTGTTGCCTTGCTCTTTTGAAAGCATTATCCTTGCCTGTAAGTCTTGCTGAGTCTACAAAGGTTGTAAGTGAGTTTTTGATATCTCTAGTCTGATTTGGTGTTAAATTAAATTTTGCATAATTTCTTTCAAACTTTAGATTGTATTCTTTTAACTCTGCATCAAACTCTTCAGCAGTAGTTGCTTTACTATTTTTTAATAATTCATTAGCACCATCATTATATACTGACTTTAATTCAGTAAATGCTGATTCAGTCTTTGCTTTTTTCTCAGCCATACCAAACTGATATGCAACATCACTCGCCTTTTTAAACAAATCTGCCGTAGCTAGTTGGGCACCAACAAATGCCTGTGTGTCTGCCCTAACACCAATCTGTGTGGTAGGTGCTTTTACTCTTTGTCCAAGTTGGTCATATGTAGGTATCTTTGGCATATCTTATCCCATCAAAGTTGCTGTTTTGGCACCAGCTTCAAGTAAATTAGCATAGGCTTGTGTTTTAATTGCAGATGATCTTGAAGCACCCTCTGCTCTAATCATAGCTGCTTGTGCAGTCTTTGCTTGTTCCTGTATACTGCTTGCATATCTTATAGCTATAGCATCCATCTCTGTGTTCATATATGTATCTCGCAACGCCAATAAATTACTACCTGTTCCAGTAACAACGCCTGACTTAGCAGCAGCTACTCTTTGTGCTGATATTAGCTTGTCTGATCCTTGACGCAACCTTGCCTGTTCATCTCTTGCAGAACGCTGTAATAATATCCTCTCATTCTCTGCTACCTTAGCATTATACTCAGCAGTCAATCTTGCTTGCTTGGCAGCAGCTTGACTTGCCTTGAAACCCATGACTGCACTTATGCCCATAGCTCCTGCTGCTACTGGGTTTGCTGCTGATGCTGCTGCTGCTGTACCTGGATCTGCCATTATACCACCCTCGCAAAACGATAATAATCTGATCCATCAGGACCATACTTCTTCATTAAACCCTCATTCTCAAAACCCAACCATTCAACATATCTTATAGCTTGCTTGTCATCTGCATGAACGCTTGCCTGTATACGCTGTAAATCGTTGTCTTCTTGCACATGATCTAACAACAAACTAGAATACTTGGCTGCTGATCTAGGCATATCGTAAGCATACTTGGACATCATAAACCAGGCTTCACCTACATTATCCCACAATCCGTATACACCACCAATCATAAACACTCTACTTTCCTGCATTGCTGTGTACGCACTCAAACAAGTTTCTTTCATCATAGCTGCTTTTGAGCTTTCTGGAAAATGAAAATTTGTTTCAATCATATCCAAGTCTTCTTTTTCAAACTTCTTAAACTTAAGCATCAAACGTATTAGACCTTCTCATAATTGCTAATATTGTCATTGGCAATGGTTGTGTTTGCCTTATAACAATCTTTGCATCATTGTCATAACCTGATGGAAAAGATATTTCTTTATCCCCAGTAAATAATGGAACAGCTTCATCCATGTTCATACTACTATCTCTAAATGGCAATCTATCAAGATTATTCACATCTGGTCCTAACTCTGCACCAACTGTCTGAAAGAATCTAGCTGTCACGCCATGTATTCTCTTTATCTTGCCTTGTGCAATCCCATCTTCTGCACCTGCTTCCATACGCAATGTTTCCAACGAAGATGTATAACCATAGCCAACATGAACCTTAGATGCACTCCTATCTAATGTAATTGTGCCATTACTGACTGTTTTATCAGCGTGTGCAGCACCATCTGCTAAAATGGTTACTGTTTCACCCTCAAGATGATTTAGGCTTGTAATGGTCGTTGTAGCTCCACCATCATATGTTAAGCCACTATCTACGAAGAAAGCATCTGCAACATCATCATTAAAATATAATGACTTAAGATATACAATGTGTCGAACAGTTGATCCATCTATTGTCCTCTTCACACTAAGATAAACCTGGTCTTCTGCACCACTAGGTATCGCTGTGATACTTTCTACTATACCACTACCACCTAAACTATGCTCATGCCAACCAACTGTTGCATTTGCTCTATCATATGTTAATCCTATCAGCCTTCCATCAGCATGAACAAACCATAGCAATAACTCAGGTTCTTGTTGCCACACCATGTCAGTCAAGCCACCTCTAGCTAAATGATCTGCAAGAACAGTCAAATCAACACCTAACAATCCATCTGTGTCTAAATCAAAGGTTATCTCTTTTACTTTCTCAGCACCCTTCTGTATAAGTATGGTACTGTTACCTGCTCTCAAAGGCTTCACATTACCTGTACCAAATGTTGTTTCTCGTAGCACGTTAACATTCGTAGGTGTTACTGGCTCTGATCCTGCTCCACCTGACAAGGTAAACTCAGCACTTGTAGTCAATAACTGCAAGAATCTAGCTGGTAATAGATGCTTTATCACGTTAACTTGATCTGATGCTATCGTTACATTTATCGCATCATCATCATTCGTACCAGGTGTATGGTTCTCAAAGTCAGCAGATACACTGCCAAATATAGTCTGTGGCTGACCTGTCGTACCAGCGAAATACAATCTTTCCTCATAAAAACCTATAGCTCTAGGATACCCTTGATCCCCACCAAAAGCACCTAAAGACCATAGCTTTGTCGCATTAGCTGCACCAACAACATGATCTGGCAAAACACCTGTGTCATTCTTAACTGTAGCCGTAACAACAGTTGCACTAGTAAATGCAGTAATCTCCAAGTATCCAGTGCCATCGTGCTTGTATTCCCAATCTAACGAACCATATGTTTCAGTGCCCTCTAAATGTACTGGTGGTGTATTACCTGATGTTTGCGTGCTACCTGTTACCTGCTCATATACATGACCATTATAACGAACAGTAACACCATCTGCATAACTTGTTGATGCTGCCCATTCGTCATGGTGTATCTCTAATATCTCACGAAACCTAACCAATCTTCCTACATCAGAACTCGCAAACAAACTTGCAGAAGCTGTAAGCGTTACAGAGCCTGTATCTGCTGAAGCGTATAATGTTGTGCTTGTTATGTTTTCATCTAACCAAGGACCATCTTTGAAGTCTATATCTGTCAATGTCCATGACGTATCGCTTGCCCTTGTGAGTTTTGCAGGTGCATGGCTCTCTTGTGCTAGATACAAAACATCTGCTGATTGTGCATAATTAATCGTAGATAGCTGTGCAGTTGTGTAAGTCGTTGTAACTTCTACTATTTTTCCAACTGTGCCACCACTTGTGTATGTTGTAAAAGCAGAGCTATCAATACCACTTAACTGAAATGTGTTTGTCGTAGCTCCAGCAACAGTAAACTCTCTGTTGTTTACTTCTGTCATTCCTCCAACACTAGCAATAAAAACTCTATCGCCATTACTCAAGCCATGTGAGTTAGCTGTAACTACTGCTGGATTAGCTTTTGTTATTGCTGTGATTGCTGTGGTAGCTTCTGTGACTAAGCCACCATCTTTGAATATACGAATATAGTTATTACCAAACTCCAACACATAGGCTTGCGTATCACTGAACTCAAAGTTGATTAATCTTACCTGACCACCATCTTTTGTTGTTCCTGCGTAGTATGTGCCTGGTCTTCTTGTTGTACCTCCCTGTGGAAATACAATCATATTGCTTAAGTCTTTTACAGCTTCATTATACTTCTGTAAATCAATCCTACCTTCTAAGCGTGGCGATATCTCACCTGCTCTGAAGTTGGTGATGATTGACGATACTCTAGCCATATTAGAACCTTGCGTTGGTGAAAGTATCTGCCTGTATTTGTTCTGGATAACCCTCTAGTGCATCCATGCTTCTAGCTTCACTTAATCGTGCTTGATATAAAGAATACATAGACTGTGCTAAAGCATTACTGCCAGTTATGGCATAAGCTGTTTCTGCTGCAAGTTTATGTGCAATAGTACTGCTTAACAAAGAATCATACTGCTCTGTATCAGTTACCCTAGATAAATAAACTATAGAGCAAGTACCTTCATTAGAGAGTATCTTTCTGCCTTCTATCTTATACATTACATTGCTATCATACGCAGCAACCTCATTGTTTACATTTGAGTTCCAAAAAGAAATAACCCTTAAGCAATAAGGGTCTGTTGGCAATGTATATTGATAGGTAAATCCGAATGGTGGTGCATCACTGTCTCTTGCTAGTGTTGCCCTTGATATAGCTACATTCCAAGGATGTGACCTTAGAACGGCATCTCTTACTGTTTCAAATCTTCTATTACAAAGTCGTGCTTCTTTTGAGTTTTCCGTTAATGCAGTTATTGTTGCTGCACCAAGTAAATCCATAGCTTCATTACAAATGTCTACAACTGACGGCATATAAAACTCCTGAAAGTAAGGAGCAGATTAACTGCTCCCTACAAATGTTTTAGTTAACAACGTACTCTATAACAAATGACATATCACCTGCTGTACCACCTGTTGCTGCAAATGTTACTGCAACATAGTAGTATCCACCAGGATCAGATGAAGCACCTGCATCTTCCCACACTTGCTGACCAACTGTAGTGATGTCTGCTTCAGATCTTACGTCTGTCATAGCTCCTTCATCAGCAACAAGTGTTGCGTATACGTCTTCGTCTACAACAGTACCACCTGTTGTGTACAAACCAACATTAAAAGTACAACTTCCACCTAAACTGTCAGATGCAATCTTTAATGCTGTGATTGACGCATTAGAAGGAATTGGTGCAAGCATAACAATATCATTGTCTGTACTATCACCAGCAGCTAATGCAACTGTGCCCTGTGCTACACGCAAAACGCCATGTAGTGAATGAGCTTCTGTAATAACTTGAGGAGTAGCTTCGAAGTTACTTACAAGAGTTGTGTTCTTTGTAGTCATTATTCACTCTCCCTTAAGCTGCTGATTCATCACAGTCGATTTGTACTACTTTGGCTTCTTCCATTCTAGTAGCACCAATGCTCATGCAGTAATAAACTTGAGTTGAGTAACCTTTGTCGGCTCTCTCATCTATTCTTGCATTAACATCTTTTCCAACACCTAAAGCAATACCATCTTCTGCCCAAGCAAAACATGATCTGATATTAGATGCAATCGATAGTCTGTTTGTTACGATAAACTTGAAGCCTAAGAATGTATCCACATCACCTTGTACAAGTGCCTTAACTGTGTTGAAGTCAGAACTTGTTACTGATGTTGTGTTTAATAGAGCTTCAATCTGATTTGGTCCAACAGCAATATATCTTGGTATTGAAGGGTCAACGTCAGCTAAATCTAAAATCTTTTTAGCTTGAATTAACTTAGCAATAGACATATCAGCACCACCATTTGCAATCTGATTAGCAGCAGCAAATGAAGTAGATGTTGAGCCTGTTTCGCCTGTAAAAGCTGTACCAAGTGCAGCAGAGATGATAACGTCATCCATTGCTCTTCCCATTGCAGCAGCAGCAGCCATTGCATAAGAAGATGTAGGATCGATTAACATTCTAACCTTATCTTGGTCATCAATTAAATCAGCGTACTCATAGTCAGCTAAACTCACCCTTCTTCTTGCGTGAGGTGTGTCCATCTGAGGTGTGTCGGCATGGCGAGTGGTACGCAACTGAGCAGTAGCAACGCCTACCTGGTCGAAAAAAGCGTTCTTTCCAACGATATTCTCTACACGAACTGCATCTCTTAGACGGCTTCCCATCTGTTGAGATAGCATCTGCACGTTAGCAGAATACTGTTGAACAAACGCTGTAGTTACTTGTGTTGACATTTAAGTCTCCTTAGTAAAAGTTACATTTGATTTTATTTGCAGCGTGCTACCCTTTACGGACACTCCTAGTTTTTTGAGCCGACTTCAGGCTATCGTCTATCCGATTGTCTTGAGGACTTGTTGCCAAGCTACCCTTCATCATCCATTCGTAATATATATCAGCAAGTTTCTCTGGATGCAACATATCTCTTTGCGTACCAAATTCAACTGCAAGCCGTAGACATTCCAAACGAATCTGTTGGTCAGGTGTTAATTCATCCACCATGAATATAACCCATCAATTCTTGCATACGATCAACTGCACGTTGTCTTCCTATAGGATCCTTTCTATTCCAATAGGCGTGTGATTTGTCGTTCATAATTGCGTCAACTTCTTGTTGTGCCATTTGTGGTGTGTACTGTCTATTAACAGCGTTTTCAGATACAGTATCTTCGCTTGTTACAGTAGACTTAAACTCACCCATAGCAGCAAAGGCTTTGATAAATGCAGGATGATTGCCAATCAATGTGCCATCTTCTAGCTTCATCTGTAGCAAATCGCTGCCACCAAACTGATCGACAACTTCTTTTGCAGCCGTTACCTTTTGCTCAAAAGCAGCACCCCACTCTCTTTGTAGTTCTGCTGCTGTCGCTTCAGCTTGCTGCTCTGCTTGAGCTTGCATAGCTTCTGTGCTTTGCGACACTGAACTTTTGTAATAGTCCAATACACCTTGTGCTTGTTGTGGTGTAAGTCTTAGACTATGAGCAATATCTGCATATTGCTTTGCTATATCTTCAGTAATAACATTACCATCAACAGGCAACTCATAACCATCAGGTGTCTCTGGTCTGCCTAACCTACTGTAAATGTTATCTAAATCTTCGTCTGTTGGATTCTTTGGCAATGGAATCTTATCACTGCCAATCAATCTCTGTGCGTTTACATAACTCCTAGCTAAATTACCAACGTCTTTAATTGGTGATAAACTTGGATGCTCCCTTAATTCCTCTGGTATCATTTCCATGAAACTGTTACCAGACCCACCTTGTGCAACCTCGGCTGGTGTTTCCAACACTGAAGGCTGTACTGGTTCGGCTACCTGTTCAGCAACTTGTTCTGACATTTTTACTCCTCTTTCATCATATTGTATATGTGTAGTATTACTGCCCTTTTACCTTCTTCAAAGGCTGTAGCATTGGCATCTCCAGCTACATAACTTGAAGCACGCCAATTACAACGTAACTCCAAATCCTCCAAAACTTTTTTACCAGCATTATCGTTAAATGTATCCTTATACATTATCTTTAACTGTGCTATCTGGTCATTCATTTGCACCAACCATTCTTACAGCTTGTGCAGCTTGACCGACTGTAGCAACATCTTCTTGCTCCATTTGTCTTTCCATCTGCTCTTGCTGCATCATTGCACGCTGTTCTCTTTCCTCATCAATAGCTGATTGAGGTTTTAGTATCTTCTTTGGAACACCTAATGCTTCTGTTAAATAGGTAACCAATCCATCAGGGTCAATATGATCTCCTACTGGTAACTGTTGTGACAACGGCATCAATATCTCTAATGCTCTCATCACGCCATTCACAGAGCTAGACTTTTGTGCCCTAGCAAGTGGTGATACATATTCAATATCTATATCTCTTCCCTGCAATACCTCTGGTGGTATAGCAAGCATATCAGCACGCAACATCAAAGCAAACGCCCTGTCAATCAAAGGTCTTAGCATCTCATTCATCAATCTACCAAGAACAGGACCTATCACTCTCATTCTTTCTTCCTGCCTTTGTATAACCTCAGTGGCTGTCATATTAGGTTGATTACCACTTAATAGTTGGTCAACGAAGAACGCAGTACGAATTGCTGCTCTTCGCTGTTCTTCCATATTCAGTCCAATAGGTATATTTGCACCAGTTTGTAATGGTGTTATCGTATCCCTGGAACCTGATCTGTAAAAGTTGAGACCCCCAGGCTGGGTTCTTATAGGGAGCAAAAACCCATCATCAGGCACTAGTAGTGGAGGATCTATCATTTTTTGTGCCGCTTGTATGATTGTTTTAGACATAAGATTTATCATCTTAACATCTGGCAACGCAACCATTGCTGGAGATCTCCCCATCACTTCTCCAGTTGCCTTCAAGAAGCGTGGTACAACGTAAGGCAGTTCCTGGAAACCACTCTCTGCCAATACCATCTTTGTCTCCATGCAAATATACATAGATGCAAACGGCATATTCTTATTATCTCTTTTCGTAGGATCCCTGTCTTTCCTAGGCATCACAACATGAAGAAGATCTACATTCTCATCAGGCTTCTTCTCAAATGTCCTAGCAATAAAAGTACCTACGTTCTCAATGCCAAATCTTTGTACAGCTTGTCTTGCTGGTATCTCATACTTTCTAAAAACAGTGTCAACTATACCATACTGGTCTTCTGTAACGTAAAACTCAGATATATGTCTTGTACTAAAACGTAATGTCTTGTCATCCATTTCAACAAACATACAGCCAGTACCAAACACAACCAGGTCAACATACATCTCATGGACTTCGGTTTCAAAGTTCGACATGGTAAAGGCACGCATCATCCTTTGTGATGAATCCTCTAACCACCTCTGCACCTCTTCGTCTCTACCTAGCTCCTCATCTTTCATTGTCAAGTGAAACCAAGGTGTAGCACCTGATGTCAGCATCCCATGTAAACTAGATGATAACAAATCAACTGCCTGTAAAGCTGTGCCATCAAAGATAAGTTCCATTCTCTTTTCGCCACGACTTCTCTTCTTAACTATGTCTGCCTTTCTTGGCAGCATATAATCAGCTAACTCCTGGTAATGGTTGTTCCAGTTATCTCGCTGACCTTCAACGTGTTGAAATCTAGCAACTATATCTTTGACATTCATCATAGCTCTATCCTAATAAAGTTGGTGTACCACCTGTGCTGCCCATGCTGGTAGATGTTTCGCCTAGCTGTCCAGCAACTATTGTACTGCCACGACCTCTACGCTTCTTTCTTTCTGTTGCTTCAGCTTCTCCAGCTAACGCAGCAGCCTTCGCATAATCTGCCTGGGCAGGTTCTTCTGGAACTGGTGGTGGTGGTGGAACATATACTTTTGGTTTCAAAAATGACATTGCTATCTCCTATGTTACTGATCTTTTTGATGGTGGTCGTGTAACTACGCCATAGCCTTCCATGATTGTACCACCCTGACCTGATCTCTTTCCTCTAGTAGCATACCTGGTTGTTATAGTTGGCTTCTCATCTTCAACAACTTCAGGTGTAACTTCAGGTGTAACCTGAGGTTGCTCTGGCTGCCTATAATCCATCTTGTCTGTACCAGTTACAGTCTCCACAACTTCCCTGGTCAACTTCTTTACTGGTCTTTCTAAAGGCTCAACTATTTCAGCACCAACCTTCTCAACCACATTGACTGCTTTTTTAACAGGTCTTTCTAATGGTTCAACTAAAGCCTTTTCAGCTTTTTGTAGAGTTTTCTTTGCTGCCTTAGCAACTTTCTTTGGAGCACCACCCATGTTACTTTCCTTTCAACATATGCCACCCTAACTTCTCAGTTTCAGGTCTAAACCAAAAGGCTTTTTTAAAGCCACTACGCATGAACATCCTCTTCAAAACAAGGAATCCAATTCTTGTATAACCTTTTTTTGCAATAAAGTCTACTAACCAAACATCTTTGCCACCTCCCTTGTATCCATCAACAGGGAAATATTTGGTTCCAACGTACTCATCAACCTGCTCATCACTAGGAAATGCCCATGTAGCAAACATAACTGGCTCGTGTAATTTATCTCTCATAATCTTATACTGTCTAATTCCTAAAGGTTTTTCAATATAATTTTGTATCATCTCCTCATCCCAATCCCTATGATGCTCACTATACCTCACCATCTCCAAAGCATCTTCATAATCCATCACAGCGTAAAAGGATTGTACTCATTCACAGCCACAGATTGTGGTGGTCTTGTCATAGTAGTACGATTCTCCAACCCAACAGCTAAATATCTAAAAGCATCAGCAGCATGGCTCGTAAAGTCATGTCTTGGCTGATCTCGGAATATCTTTTTCTTCTCATCCCATTCCTGCCTATACTGTCGCAACATTTCCAATCCCTCTGCACATTTGTCTCTATCAAAGTAGCATTTAGGTATTATCATTCTAGCAGCATTGATTCCGTCAGCAATCTTCATTCTCGGTATCACCTTAAAGCGTATCCCCAAGCTAAAAGCAGTCTCTAACCTCGATTTCCCACTACCCAGTTCTCGAACTTCAATATCATGTGGAGCAAGATGATCTCCCCAGTGATAATCTTTCTTTCGCAATACTTCAGCGTAATGGTCCAAGCCAACGCCACTATTCTCATAATAGTCAATAACATTAACAGCACCCCCTCTATACACTTGTGCAAACCAAATAGCAGTCGAGTCATTAATACCTAAATCCCAAGCCGTATGAACTGGCAACGCAGGATCGTATGGAACCCTGGTAATCTTGCCCTTATCATCAGCATCAGCCAATAGTCTCCCATAATACGCACCAATAATAGCAGCCGTAAATGAACACTCATACTCTTGCTCATACTGCTCTGGTGTCATCTGCAACTGTGCAGCTTTGAGTTCCTCATCTTTCACAAGTTTCGTTTCACTAGCCTTGGCAATCTTCCAGTACCATTGGTCAGAGCCTTCTTCGCTCTGTTCTTTAGCCGATTGTAGTATCTCAAAAAAATGATTATGCCCAGCAGGTGTTCCCAAAAAGATAGCACTACCCTCTCTATCGGATAGGGCAGGTCTAACAACCTCCCCCCATACCCTAGGATTCTGCATCCCATACTCATCAAAGACACACAAGTCTAAGTATATACCTCTCAAAGCATCAGGATTCTCACCTGATAACAACATAATCCGACCATTGTTAGGAAAGTCTGCTCTTAGTTCAGTCTCATTAAAGGTAACACCTGGTATCACACCAGCATAATACTTCACGTAATCCCAGCTTATCCTCTTAGCTTGCGTAAACGTAGGAGCAACTAACGCAACTCTTGGTCTTGGTAACGGACAAGTAAGCACGTGTTTAATCATATGATTGACAGCAAACACAGTTTTACCAAAGCGTCTGTGCATCACAAGCACATTCCACCTCTTCAGGTCTTTGTGCATCTCAGCCTGTAATGCTCTAGGCTTGTATGGTATCTTAACTTGCATCCTCGGAACCAGTCTCCCAAACTATCTTCAATGAACCATCACTGATCTCTACACCTGCTCGACTCTTAGCTTCGCCAAATCTCTCTGGCAATATCTTCTGCACCTTCCAACGTACATGATGTCCATAGTCTCTCAATAGATTAGGATCGTAACTCTTTCGCCCATGCAACGCATCTCCGTACATATCCTCTAGCTCTTCTAGTGCTTTCTCAGCAGCCTGTCTTTGTGCAGTCTTAACCTCAGCATCTAGCTCTGCATTTTTGCTCATATGGCGATATAACGTAGCACGACTGACCTTTGCATCTGCACAAGCCTTGACTAGGCTGTGTCCGTCTGTAATGGATGCTATGATGTGCTCTTGTTTTGCTTTGCTTATCATGTGTGTTTAGAACTATCTATTAACATATATAAAGTGACGCACGCCTGGCTGGGTGTGCCTGCCTGCGAAAATAGCCCCCCATACCTTATTAATTGCGTGTTATTGCGTGCTATTCTTTTATTGCGTGTGTTCATTCTTTGCCGTGCGTGAATGTCTCAATTCAATGTTTATAAAAATATATATCTCAGTACTTCCCTTTATATACTTTCAATAAACTATTTATTTAATGCAATCAATAAAATATTTACTTTAATAAATAGTAGCTGGAAAAACTATTTTACTAAGTCTTTGTTTTATTGTGTTTTTTTATACTTGAATATAGAAAGTCTTTCTATATAATGATACATATCAATTAACTTTTAGCAAAGGTAATAAACATGAATAACGTACACATTTCAAAAATGACAGGCAAGCTTGACGGCTTCCAAGCTATATCAACAAATACAATAACTAACCCATTTTGCATTAAACAGAACGCATCTGGAAAAGCAGATAATATATGCACCAAGTGCTATTCTCATACAATGCTAAAAAGCTATCGCAAGAATATGCAACCAAGCCTACAACGAAATAGTGACTTACTTAGTGAAAAGGTCTTAGAACATAATCAATTGCCGACAATATTAAACGCATTCTTTCGCTTTAATGCTCACGGCGAGCTTATCAACGAAACTCACTTGATAAACTTAGTAAACATTGCATTGCACAACCCTCACTGCAATTTTGCTTTATGGACTAAGAGAAACGATATTATTGCAAAATACTTCAAGTATAATGATAAACCTAAAAACTTAATACTTGTTTACAGTAATTCTAAGATATCCAACATTATGCAAAAATTACCAAAGTACTTTGATAAAACTTTTAACAACGTACTTGAACACGAACATGTTGAAAAACAAAATTGTACTGGTCAACAATGTAAGAATTGTCTTTTATGCTATCAACATAATGGGATAACTACAATTGTTGAAAAGGTTAAGAAATATTAATCTTGTATCACTTATATACTAGGATCTTTCCTAGTATATGGGAGCTATAAGAAAGCTCATAACCTAGCAACAAAGAAAGGCTACTAACATGAATGATTACATTAAATCCATTACAATACCTTACATAATCACAGCAAGCCATGGCTATGTAAAAATATCTTATTATGATTTAAAAGGCTTTAATATAAAACTAAATGAGTTTTCTGATTTCAGTTTTTATAATCCTAGCAATGCCTGCGTATATCTTGAAGAGGATTGCGATGCTAACAAGCTAGTAAAACTTTTAGAAAACAAAAAGATAAAAGTATCTTTTAGAGAGATAAGAAAAGATAACTTTATACCAAGCGAAAACAAAAACTTTTATTATTTAGATCAAGTAAAGGAGCAGTTTTAATGACTAAAAAAGAAATAGCAGAATATCTAATATTATTCGTACTTG